TTTCTTTTACAGGCTGGCGCGACTTTGAAGTGCTGATTCCTCCCCACTTAAGAGAATAAGGTAGGTGGCAAAAAAAGCCTCCGGCCTCTTATATAAAAAAAAAGAATGGGCCTGGCTTCCAGCCAAGGAAGTGTCCTATTACATGTCCTGCCCCTATAGTCCAATAACAATAGTGGACCAAATCCAAACTCCTCCCCCTTGGTGATGTGGTTTCGGTTTGGCTAAGGGCCAGAGGTTGGCTGGCAGCCATCTTCCCGCGTTATGTTCATAAATTTGAGGCCTACATGAAGCCTGAGCCTGAAACTAAGGTAAGATTTCTTATTTTTTTAGGTATGGGAGCTCTGATTACCATTATAGCAGATTTGTTTGAACTTGCAGCAGCCACAGGGTTCACCACAGAAGCAATATTATCCGGGGAGGCTGCAGCGGCAGTAGAAGGCCTTTTGGATGAAATTGCTTATGTTTCACTGGTGGATGGAGTTACAGATCTACAGGCCCTAGAAAGCTTTGGAATCTCACAAGACCTTTTTAACCTTTACCTTGATATTCCTCGGGGATTGTCAGAAGTACTTGCATCTTTGGGGGAAGGGCTTAAAGGATCATTGGGGGAAATAACCACTGCAGCACTTAGCATTGCAGGAGCATCTTTGTCAGCACTGAACTATACACACTCTGTCCCCAGCATGGCACTTCAGGTGTGGATGCCTCAGATTGATTATCTTTTCCCAGGATTTAGTACATTTGCTAGATATGCCCAATATCTAGATCCATTTGTTTGGGGACCAGACCTAATTAACCATGTGTCAAGACTATTTTGGCAAGCATTATTGTCAGAAGGGAGAAGACAAATTGGATATGCAGCAAGGGACCTGCAGGCTGCATCAAGAGAACTAGCTACCAGAACAGCTACAGAAGTAGCTGGGACAGTGCAAGATGCTGTAGCCAGATTCTTTGAAAATACACGCTGGGCAGTGTCACATGTAACCACGCCATATGGAGCATTACAAAATTACTATAGACAACTGTCACCTGTAAATCCCCCACAGCTAAGACAGCTGGAGAGAAGATTAACTGACAGAGGTGTAGATATTAGGCAGGATGAGGAAAAACACTACCCATCAGCAGAATACATTGAGAAATATGGTGCCCCAGGTGGTGCTGGCCAAAGACATGCTCCTGACTGGTTACTTCCTTTGCTTTTAGGCCTGTATGGGGACCTAACTCCCACGTGGAGAAAAGAGATAGAAGAGCAAATAGAGAGTGAAGATGAAGAGGACACTCCCCAAAAGAAGCGGGTCAAAAGGAGCCGCCCCAGCCCAGGTGCCAAAGCTACTGATAAAAGGAGGCATAGAAGTACTAGAAATAAGAACAGGAGCAGATAGTATAACTACAATTGAACTGTTTTTAAACCCAAGAACAGGAACACCATCAGAACATGAATTTGGGTATAGTGCAAACATTACTGTGGCTACAACTGACACTGCAGACAAACCCAAAATAGATGAACTGCCATGCTTTAGCGTGGGCAAAGTGAAGCTTCCTCTGCTTAATGATGACATGACTGGAGACAAAATATTGATGTGGGAAGCAGTTAGCTGCAAAACAGAGGTTATTGGTGCTGGATCACTCTGTAATGTGCACTCATTCAGAAAAAGAGTAGACAATGGGTCATATACTGCTGCTCAGCCTATTGTTGGACTGAATTATCATATGTTTGCAGTGGGGGGGGAACCACTGCAGCTACAGTTTCTCACAGAAAACTATCAAACATCCTACAAGGACAGCTACGCTGCTCCTAAAGTACCTCTTACAGGATTGGCCCAGGTGCTTGACCCCAGACTCAAAGGCATACTGGACAAAGATGGATATTATCCTGTTGAGTGTTGGCACCCAGACCCAGCCAAAAATGAAAACTCAAGATACTTTGGGACATATACAGGAGGTGTCCAAACACCCCCAGTGCTGCAATTTTCAAATTCACTAACAACCATTTTGCTTGATGAAAATGGAGTGGGACCACTGTGTAAAGGGGATAACCTGTTTTTGTCATGCTGTGATGTTGTGGGATTCAAATATGAATCAGGGGGAACTATGAAATTTAGAGGGTTGCCTAGGTACTTTTCTGTGACCTTAAGAAAAAGACAAGTGAAAAATCCCTACCCTGTAGGGACACTCCTGAATAGTCTATTCAATAAACTAGCCCCTGATGTGGATAGCCAGCCCATGACAGGCGAGCACAGCCAGGTGGAGGAGGTCAGGGTATATCAAGGTACAGAGGTTCTTCCAGGAGACCCAGATCTACAAAGATATGTAGACCAATATGGGCAAAAGGAAACCAGGCCACCACAGGACACAGAAAGAAATCTACTATTGGAGATTAATAAGCTGAAGGCTAGGCTTCAATATGTAAGGCAAAAAAGACCTGACCCTCCCCAAATAATGTATACCCCCTTCCCCTATGTAGAAAGGAATGGAAGGCATGTGGTAATTCCAACTCCAGATGGAGGACTTACAGGGCATATAGAAGGGATAATTGAAACAGAGGAGATATCAGAGGCCCCTCCTCCCCCATCCCCATCCTCTGCTCCCCTCCCTCCTCCAACCCCCACCGCCACCCCCATTGTACTGCCACATCCTACTGTAGAACTTACAGGACATCCAGTAACAGAGGAGGACAATGAATCACCCTCCGATGGGGATCCCAGTCACGCAACCACCTCAAATGTAATTGAATTCACAATGGACACAGCTTCCTGATACATTAATAATCTTTATTGTATATGCCAAGAAATACTTGATTGTCTGCCAAATACAGCATCATGTGTTACTCTGCGTCTGCGGTGTGTTTTCTGTGCCCCCTGAAAAGCCTGAATCCTGGCTCATGCCAGATGTTTGACTGGCCTCAGATGCCCTCAGAGTTGCTGAGTCTTCATGTGAACATTCTGATGAAGATTCACCAGCTCTGGAATCATCTTGGCCCTCATCACCAAAGCCACAAATATCTTCACCCTGGGCAACCCTAGAAAGAAAGCATCTGTACAAGGCATCCCCAACTTCAACATCAATTCTTTCCTTCCATTTACAAACATCTGTTTGAATTTGGGGATCAAACTCTGCAACTGGCAGATAATACATCAAAAGCAATATTAAGGTTATTCCATTACTCAGTATCCTGTCAAAGAGTAAATAGGGGCTTTTTTCTATAGAGTTTGCTAGGTAGTTTTTGGCTCTAAACACAAGCTTCTTAACAAATCTGCACCTGAGGGTTGGGGGCAAGATATATTGATTCATTGTCACAATACCAGGGGGAAATATTTGGGTTCTTTTGTTTAGGTGCTTTTTCTCTAAGTTAACCTTTACACATCCATCCATGTAATCTCTGAGGTCATCAAGGTTTCCCACCCCACACCCTTTTGGAAGTTCCACTGTGCTCTGGTCCCCTTTAACATCTTCAAAAACAACCATAAATTGGTCAATGGCTACTCCTAGTTCAAAATTCAGCTTTTCCTTGGGTTGATTAATATTTAGGGCCTTTCCTCCAAGTAGATCCAACAATGCTGCAGCCACAGTAGTTTTGCCACTATTAATAGGCCCTTGAAAAAGGAAATACCTTTTCTTAGGTGCATTTAATGTAAGGCCCTTAATTATTCCATACATCTCTTCTTCAAATTTAGGTAACAGGCAATGTAACCAGGCAGCCCCAGCCATATAGGTTTTTAGGTCCCCATTTCCCTTGGGACCAAATATTGCCTCCATTTTCATAAATAGATCTTTGAATCTTAAAACTAAAAGCTCTTCTCTTTTTAGGGTAACTAATTGCATTCTCCTTCTAGCTATAACTCCATCTATTGCTTGCTGACATATATTCTTCTGGCTTTTACACTCTCTGAAAAGTTTAGCATTTTCATGGTGCCCCTTGTGGTATTTGTAATGGGTAATTATCTGTTCTTCTAAACAATCCATACAGTTTGCAACAGGCTTTGCAAGCTCTAGATATAAACCCATCAAAAGTAATACATCCTCTATTTTGTTTTCTAAGGCATAATCTTGTATTTTTACCCAGGACACCACAGGTTCTTTTTCCTGGTCATTAAATAGTCCTCCCTCCACAGTTTCTTCGCTTTTTTCAAAGGGTTCATTACACAATACTTCATACAGGCCTTTATCATTCAGTACAGCTCTACAACATAATGTACTGTAGGTACAGTATTTCTGACAAAAGTTTTGAATAGCACTTGTCCTATGCTTCCCACTTGTTAGTAGCAATATTATAGCTCCCACCTCATATGTATGCCTGCTAACAAATATTGGGGCATACTTGTCCTGTACCTTTTTGTACAAGCTGCAGCTTTTTTCCTTGTTGGTTAGTATAGCAAACTTATTATGAGTTCTATTAGATATTAGGGCTTTACTCAGGAATGCCTCCACTACATCAGGAAATTCAGGTGCAGATGGTCTCTTCTTCTTTGGTGGGGTGCTGTCCTGGGTATTGTCTTCTTCATCAGATGGCTCCAGGGTCTCATCACATCTAAGGTCATCCCAGGATTGATTGAAGCTTTCCCACCATCTCTCCCAATCATCTGTTCCATAGGGGGGAATCTATTATAATTCAGAAATACAAATATATAAAGGTATTTGAATGTTAATGACTTACCACACGTTTATTTCTCCCCAGGTCATTTCAGCCATTGTGCTGATCCACACTGTTACACTGCTGAAGTTCTTTTCTTCAAATCCAAACCATTGGCAATAGCAGCTGTAGCAGTAGCACATTCCCCATGAATTTGGGCTTCTAAATTCCTTTAATCTCCAGATATGCTTTCTTTTAAGCCTACACATTAGGCATCTGCACTTGGGATTAACATTTCTTTGACACAGGTCAAAGGATCTGTAGAATTCTACACTATTTCCCAATTTACTTACATCTGAGGTACTCCAGGAACCCTCAGCATTCTCTTCCCAGGCCTTCTCAAAATCAGTTTGGCTTCTCAGGCTGTTTTCCAGTTTTCTATAAAGCCCACATAGGGTTTTAAAGGTCTCCTCATCACCACCCTTGTCTGGGTGATATTCCTTGCTTTTCTGCAAAAAAGCCTTTCTCATAACTGGTATATGGCCATACATCTGCATGGGCAGCCCTAAAAGCTGCATAAGCTTGATTGATTCCTCTCTGCTCAAAGCCCCATCCAT